CGCTACGCGATGTTCATTCCCAGCACTTGGACGGACGAAGAAACTGGCGAGGAGAGAAGCCGCATGGGTGTGCGCTATACTGAACTCTTGGCTTTCATCATTGCGGCCCTCTAATGCCACCACTGGATAAACAAGCGCACTTCTGGGCAGGTATGGCTATCGCAGCTACAGTAACTCTCTACACAGGTTTTCCTCTGTTGGGTCTTATTGTAGCTGTAGTGGCTGCTGCACTGAAGGAAATCTTCGATAGTCTCGGCTATGGCACCCCAGACAAATGGGATTTTGTAGTCACCGTCTTAGGGGCAATGGCTGTCCTACCACTGTTGTTCCTGTAACCCTGATAAGGATACCTAACAATGACCTATGCACTAGGAACCAGAAGCAAAGAAAATCTCTCTGGCGTTCACCCCGACCTTGTTGCTGTAGTTGAGTTGGCAATTAAGCTGACTGAACAAGACTTCTTGGTTATTGAGGGTATGCGTACCGTAGAACGACAGAAGAAGTTGCTTGCTGAAGGTAAGTCTAAGACTATGAAGTCTCGTCACCTGACGGGTCATGCAGTAGACCTTTGCCCTTACCCTGTAGACTGGGAAGACCACGAGAAGTTCAAGGTTATCGCTAAGGCCATGAAGGCTGCTGCTGAAGACTTGGGGGTTTCTATTGAGTGGGGTGGGGATTGGAAGAACGGTTGGGATAAACCCCACTACCAGCTTACCCACGCAGACTACCCACAGTAAGTATTGTGACTTGCTTCCTATCATTTTTAACTGCCTCACATTTGTGGTTGTCAGGGTCCAATGTTCTTGTGATTGTCTGCAACTACAACTGTGGGGTAAAGATTGCAATCCCCTACGGGGGAGAGTGCCGAAAGACATTTGTTAGGGATAGGAAATGATTGACCCACTTACAGCACTTGCAGTTGCCTCTGCGGCAGTATCTCAGGCCAGACAACTTATCTCAGCGGGAAGAGATGCACATGCAGCATTAGCCAAGTTTGCAGGGGCTGTGAGTGACATCAGTTATGCTGCTGAGAAAGCAAAGAACCCATCAATCTGGAAGTCTCTCACTGGTAGTGCAGAAGCTGAAGCTATGGAGATTTTTGCTGCTGAGAAGAAAATACAACAGATGAAGCGTGACGTTGAGACTTTGATTGGCTACACATATGGTCAGACTGGTCTTGAGGAATACAAGAATACCCTGCGTACTGTGAAAGCACAGAGGCAAAAGGCTGAATACAGACGCCATGAGATAAAAGAAGCAATCACACTCTGGCTCTTTGGTATCTTTATCACGGTAGTTGGTGTAGGTATTTTAGGCTTGTTTGCCTTTCTGCTTGGCTTACATCAGGGAATATGGTAATGAAGATCACCCCAGAGTTGGTTGACAAGTGGCGTATCTGGCCCAGAATGATTATTACCCTTTATGGTATTGCTTTCTACCAGACGACCACTTGGTTTATGGAACTCACTGATCCTACAAATGCACAGGCTGGCTTTGTATCAGTTATTGTTGGTGCTGGTGCTGGCTTCTTTGGAATATATGTGAACGGGAGGGTCACTAACCATGCAAAAACTCCGTCTTCTGGCCCTACTGACAATGGTGGTGGTGACGACAAGTAGTTGTTCAGGGTTAAGCCCCTTGGGTTTAATAACGGGTGGTGGTCCTAACGTAGCTGCTAACGTACAAGCAGGTAAAGAGAACACCCAACAAGTTGTAGCTAATCAAGTTAAAACAGAAGCAGGTCGGGACGTAATTCAACAGTCCTCTCCTGTAGTCGCAGAAAATATCAAAGAAGTTACGATCCAGCAGACCCCGCTATGGATGCTAGTCCTTCTTGTTCTGGGGTGGTTATTTCCATCCCCTAATGAAATCGCTAGATCAATAAGAGGGCTATTCAAGAAATGAACTATCTGGAATATATCATTGGGGGTACAATAGCCGCTGTCTTCTCTGGGATTTCTTGGTTGGTCCGTAGGGTTCTTACAAACGAGAAGCAGATTGCGTTGCTACAAACTGAGATCATCTCTAGGGATGAAAGACGTAACGAAGACCGTGAGATTATGAGAGATATTCAAAGTGATTTAAAGGAAGTCAAACGAGACATCCTAGACCTATACAAAAAGAACGATTTAGAATAACCTATTTGTTGCACAAAAAGATAAGCCCCAGAGTTAGGACGATTGATCCTGACTCTGGGGCTTTTTTCATTTTAGCCTTCGTAAGCGTACCACATTACAAGCAAGACAAAAGCTAGGAAGAAGAGAGAGCCAATCATGCAGGATCACCCCACTGATAGCAAACGTATAGAACCCCATGCTCTGGTAGTTGTCCTGTTTTAATCTTAGCCCGATTCTCTTCAATCGTCCTTGCCGCAGCATCTTCACACTGAGCAACATCAGAGAATACGTCAGGTGGAGAGATCGTCCTACATTCGTCTAGAGTGCAGATCAGGAATATGAGAGAGATCATGGTTCATCTGGCCCTTCTAACTCGCTAATCAGACGATCAAGATACCAACGTGCTTTCTTGAGGTCTTCCAGAGGCTTTGCCTTGTAGCGCCAACGGTGTAGGTACTTCTTGCAGTTGCCCTCTAGATAGCCTGTAAAGCCTTCCCACGACATGTTGTCCTTGAGGTAATCAATACATTCGATCCCACCATTGTTGTAGTGGGCAGGGTGTTCGACAGGATCAGCGGCAGGGTGGTTGTACTCTGCCCTTGAACCAATACCATCCAGAACCTTTGCAAACTCGTCCCATGCCATAGCGGGAGAGGGTTCAGGCTCTTCTTGTGGGGACTTATACGGCTCAATCTCGTCGTAGTCAAAAACCTCGGCCAGTCGTTCTGCGTCAAAGAGGACAACAGGATAACCATCATAGAACTCGACGACAGTTCCCAGTTGACCTTTTGCGTAGGCGTGGTTCTCCTCTGTAGCTACAACCAAGTCGGTAAGAATATAGGGATAGGGGTCGGTCATTTCGTATTCTCCTAAGTCAACATAGTCATATGGGTCAATTTCCATCTGCGGGGAAACCTTAGCGAAGGCTTCTCGGAGGGATTTTTCATAGCTGGCTTGAGTAAGGCTCACAGGTTTTCCTCATAAAACGCATGAATCCACTGCTTACATATATCACTTCGCACGATGTCGTCAACACCAAACTCAATGACAGGGATGCTCATGTTGTACTTCTTAGCTAGGTGAATAGCCTTAGACAACCCAGACTGTTGTTTGATGTCAGACTGTCGAATGTCACCAGAGAGAACAAACGTACAGTTCTCACCAATGCGGGTAGCCAACATCTTGAACTCTTCTACAGTCAGGTTCTGGGCTTCGTCGCAGATCACAAAGGCATCATTGAAGGAAGACCCTCGCATGTACTCTAGGGGAGCCATACGGATGTTCCCGTTCTTGATGTCAGTGTCTACCTTGTTCTTACCTAGTTGCTCTTCCATAGTGGTCAGGAGAGGCGATAGCCAAGGTCCATACTTCTCACCCATGTCACCCGGTAGGGAGCCTAGAGACTTGCCTACAGAGACCGCTGGTCGGGTTAGGATGATACGTTCGATCTTACGCCCAAGGAGTAGGTTGCAAGCGAAGGTGACAGGAATCCAAGTCTTACCAGTACCACTAGGCCCAAGGGCGATAACCTGATTGCTGGTCTTTAGTGCATCTACATAGGCCCTCTGATTTTCATTGCGGGGGTAGATAGCTACCAACTTGGACATAGATTCTTCTTCTGCACCCTTGTACTTTGTAACCCGCTTACCTCGTGGTTTCTCAAGGGGCTTGCCCCGCGAACTCTGTTCTTGCGTCACTGGTCCAACTCCTCTAGGTATTCATACAACTCAGCATAGCCACCTACAAACTGGTTCTCGTGCCAAATCTGGGGTACGGTCTTTAGCTTCGACTTAGCCATCAGTTTGACGATCATAGGGTGGTCTGTGTAGAGGAAAGCCTCGTAAGGCTCTCCCCGATTGTTAAGTGCTTCTTTGGCTTTGTCGCACCAAGAGCAATCCTCACGAGTGATGATGTAGAACATGATTCTTAGGTCAAGTCCACAATCTCACAGCTACCACCCGCACAAGCAAAGGTGCTAGTCCCTTTGGAAGTGTCTTCTTTCTCGTAGTTACTCAGGTCAGCCCAGTTGATCCGTTCAGGCATAAGAGCAAGAGCATCAAGGTACTCACGTTCACTTACTTCTTGGTAAGGTGCCTGTTGATAGCTATGGTCTGAGTGTGGCAAGAAAGACACACCTGATACTTCATCGAAGTGTTTGTAGACCCAAGCACCAACTTCCATCCATTCGTGATCCCGTACAGTCACAGTCACAGAAGGCTTATGCTCACACCAGTGACGCTGATAGACCAACCACAACTCCAACTGTTCGATAGCAGTCATGTCATTGCGAGTGATAGCACCTACAGGAGACCGCTGTGGGAAGCTAAAGACAGTTGTGCTATCCGGCTTCATCACATCAGGCTCATTCGGGATGCCTTGGTCAATCATAAACTGCGTCAGAGGGTCTTTGTTGTCACCACGGACAGTACGGATATAATAAGCAGAGTGACGAGCATGGATACCACTAGCACTATCAACAAGCTGACTGACTGTGCCGGAAGGCTTAACGCAAGTAATAGCAGCAGAGGGAGGGATACCAAGGCGTTCAGCCCACTCAGCATTAGTAGTAACAGCGACATGTTTCAGATGCTCCAAGGTTTGTGCTAGTCCCCAGTTTTCGTCGCCACAGAAACCCCAAGCAATGCCAGCATCTTTGTCAATGGCACCAGACAGAGCGAGGTTATCCATGATGCCAGTCAACGACACACCCAAGAGACGTTCAGCCTCAGTGTTATCCTTCCAGACCTTACGCAGGTACGGGAAGTGTGTGTAGGTAGACTGCATAGTCCCAAGGATCGTAGCCAGCTTTACTTTCCGCTCCAAGTCTTCAAGTGTGTCCGTAGCGCGAACCACGACTTCTGTGAGGTTGCAGAATTGGTAAGGACGAAGAATAATCTCCGAACAAGGGTTAGTACCGAAGTCATAGCTTGCATCCCGACGACCATTCTTAGCTGCTTGCTTTTTACTGGCAGGACGAGAGAAGATACCCCGCTCACCAGATTTACTTTCGACAAGAGACAACCACTCACGCATGAAGGTTTCCATGTCGGGCTTCTCAGTGTATGCCACAGAGTTGTTAGCCAATGCCCGTTGCTTCTGACCTTCCCACCAGCTACCTGACTTAGCATGACGCATACGATCATCAGACAGGTTCGACAGAGAGATCATTGCAGATCGACGGACACCACCAACAACTACAACCTCACCAATCTTGCACATAAGATCGTGGCATTCAATAGAAGACAACCGACGACCTTTAGCACTCACAAAGGTATTCACAGTGAAGTTAAACAATTCCACCAGAGGGGCAGGACCAGAAGCACGACCACCGAAGGTCTTGAGTTTGGCACCCGCAGGACGAACCTTAGACACATCCCACTGAGGAATCTCACCAGCATAGAGAAGGCTAATGAGTTGACGCAGTGCCTTAGCCCAACCTTCCTTGCTATCTTTGACAACAATAACAGTTTCACTCTTGAACATCTGTTCAGGGACTTCTGGCAACTTGCTGATGTACTGACGCTCAACAGAGAAGCCAACACCAGTGCCACACAGAAGGATGAACATAGCTTCATCGAAGGACTTGGGATCATCGACAGGAAGATACGAACAGTTGTAGCCAGCGGTGTTGTCACGGTTCAAAGCAGGACCAGCAGTCATCAAAGCCCGCATCGAAGGCATGATCTCAAGGCCAAGGATAGCTTCTTCAATCTGTTCATAAGCCTCAAGATCAGATGCAAAGGTCAGAGGGGACACTACGTTCTTCATGTACCGATTGACAGTCTCACCCCAAGTCTCACGGCGGTTCTCTTCATCAATCCAACGGGCATACCTTGAGGTGTGAATAAAGGCTTGGTAGTCGGTAGGCAGGTAGTTGCTCATGTTATTCTTTCTCTTGTTCTAGTCAGTGATAATTGCGACACGATGGGGTTGAACGACGATCCTGTGTGTAGATACGTCAGCCTTAGCAATCATAGGGTTCTGGATGGACCACTGTACCAACACAACAGGGATAGACTTATCTCTGACTTTCTCTAGTCGTTCGATCAGTTCTTGGACTGTCATTTTACTAGGTCACTCAAGTCAACCTTGGGGTAGTCCTTGTTCTTCTCAATCTTCCCATCTGCCCTACGTTTGATTGTACCATCAGGTTGATACATACGACCCATGTTGTTCTTGTGGACCCTACGCAGTGCCTCTTCTACATCCCAGCCACGAGCATTAGCATAGCCGTAGATCACATACAAGAGGTCTGCAAGTTCTTTGAGTTCTAGTGCAGGGATAAACTCTTCACACCACTCTTCAAACTCCTCAATAATCAACCCTGCATACAGATCATGGTTAGGCTTCTGACCCGTGGTCTTAGCATATTCCTTCACCATCTCTGTAGGTGTCTTCTGTGGTTCTTGGGTCTCATACGACCAGTACCCGAAGGCTTCTAGGTCATGTTCTGTAATCATCTGATTCTCCGTATAGGACCGTTTGTTTCCTACGATAGTCGCTGTTGTTCATAAGAAGCATGTTAGCCAGAATCTCCCTCTCGTATTTTCTATCTTCTCGGCTGGGGAGAAACTTGAAGAAGTGCTGGCTAGTATTTTTATTCAAGACCCACTCGTCAGAGATAGGCTCATAGGCCAAAGTATAGCCAAGCCTATTCAACTGCTTTTCGGAGACTAAGGCCATCTAAGTTCATCCTCTTCCTCTGAATACTGTTGTTTCATGTGTAGCCCACTGAGGCCAGAAGTACCAACAGAAGTTGTCTACGCTAGTGTACTTACTGTCTTTGATCCACTTAAGTCTGCCTACAGAGACAACCTTCTGGCACTTACGCATAGCATCCCCGAAGTATACGTTGTGCATGTAGTCAGCAGGTAGTAGTAGCCAAGTGGGTTTCAAGGTGATGAAGTGAGATAGCATAGGCATCAAGATACTTCTGGTGAACGGTGGGTTGGTCACGATCAGATCAATACCTGACAGTTGCTCCTTAGTCAAGGACAAAGCATCCATGACCTTAGAACTACCAACTGTCTCCCTTACGTCACTACGCCACTTGCATGTAGCTACATCCATCAGTAGGTCTTCCAGATCACCATCACCATAGCAAGGTTCTGCGTAAGTCTTGCCCCTGATGAAAGGAACAAGTGATTCTGCGGCCCTTGGGTCCGTTGTAGGATAGAAGTCCTTGGGTATCTTCTCAAAGTCAGACCGTTTTCCCATTAGAAGTTCCTAGTGATTGACCCACCTCTGGTAGACGACTTATCATGGCTCCAAGTCCCACAAGACTTACAGACGAACCGCTGATAGATCACACCTACAGAAGAGGTATATGTTCCACGTTTCTGGATAGCATTAGATGCACACTTGGGACAGATCAAAGATTCTCCATCCGACAGGTCCACATTAGGGTGTCCACCGATATAAGGCAAGAGACGAAGGTACAGAGCCTCAAGACTAATCACGTCCTGAACATTGTACTCCTTCATTTCATCCCATGCTTCCTCATTGTTAGCCAAGCACTGACGCCACAACTCAAAGCCGGGAAACTTCTTGTGCTTACCTTTAGGTGCAAGCCCCAGTTCTTCACACAGGGCCGATAGCTTATTGCTCAGGAAGCGGAAGTGACTACGGGCAGACTTGAGGGTATCTACAACATGGTAGGGGCTGGGTGGTGGTAGGTTATGCACTAGACCCCTAGTCAATGCAATAGGCAGATCGAAGTCTTTACCATTGTGGGCAACTACAACATCTGCTTCATCAAGTAGGTCATAGAGGTCTTGAACAATAGCCTTGTCATTTGCTCCATTGCGGTTCTCTTTGTAGATGATCTTAGGATCAGCCAACCACTTGGCTGTGAAGGATAGAATGAAAGACTTAGAGACGAACATTTCGTCCCCAATGTTTTGCTTCCACTTTCCCCAAACATAAGCCACGTTGGGTGCTAGTTCAAGGTCAACCAGAAGTACTTTTGCTTTAGTCACACGCTTCTCCTACGTTGGTGGGTAGTCCATGTCGCTCACTGAACCCATACAGTCGTGATGCCTCTGCACGGGCAATGGCAGCTTCCTCAAGGGTATCAAAACGTCCAAGGTATTTAGAACGGCCATTTACCACGACCAGAGCCTGCCATTTTTGCTTGTTTTTGTGCCAATAGACACCCGTAATCCCGCTCGTGTTGTTTTTACTCATGTTTGCGTTCCTTTGATTCTCTTGACAAGTCACAATACGCAGGTTCACAATCCGATTGTCTGCCTTCATACCATTTATGTGGTCAAGCTGATCTGTAGGTTCTTCGCCATGATAGATTGCCCAAGCAACCCTGTGTGCCTTGTATGGGGAATTATCTATACGCCCTGTACGGTAGCCCGTACTACTAACTGTAGTAAATGCCTCCTTGCCCACATACCTAGTCCTCCAACTGTTAGGCATACCATCGTAATCCAACCAGAAGAGTTTACCCGTATCAGGCTCGTATCTCAACCTCTTACGCAAGTATTCTATAGAAGGCAGAGGTTTAGCCATCAAACACCCCCACGAGAGATATAGATCACTTTAGGCTCCACATCCGTATAGAAGTGATTGACGATCTCGTAAGCCTCATTGAAGTTGTCAAACCACAGGGGAATATCCACGATGCTGGTGTTGTCATCCAAACGGCACTTGACCTCTAGCAACCAATCCAGACCATCTGGCAGACCTTCATCATCTGGGATACTGTCGCGGTGGATAGGCCCCTCATTCACATGGTAGATCGTTACCTTGGTCATTCCCATCTGGTACATACGGTCTTCGATCTCACGATTAATCTCAGCTTCCTTGACGATCAGGTAGGTGTCAGAGACTTGCTGGAAGGCCCAATCAGAAACCTTGTCGAAGAAGTGTCCCATTCGGAAGAAAAGAGCGTCTTTCATGGTTTCTGTATCCATTCTGTAGGGATTGTTTTGTCAGCCCATTTGAAGTTGTACTTATCGCACCAATCCGAATAGGTAGTCTTAGAGCCTTTGTAGAGTTTAGCCCTAGCATTAGAGAAGACAAACCGAATGTCTAACTCTGGGTGTTGTTTCTGGATCAGAAGGTGTTTCTTTCGATCCTCAGTCTTGAACAGCCCTTTGGTCTCCACGATGATGCCATTGGGAAGCTGGAAGTCTACAGTGTACTTACGGGTCTCTGCCAGTTCGTAGGGAACCTTTAGTTTCTCGTAGTCAAAGGGAACCCCAGCTTCCTCAAGTTGTTTGGCAATCTTTTCCTCTAGGCCAGACCGATAGCCATTCTTGATAGCCCTAGCCCTTACGCTTGTTACTCTGGGGGTTGCCACATCTGTCCCTCTTCTCTGCGTAGCCACAAGAGCCTAGCATTCTCCAACACACGTTCCTTGTCGCCATCGTAGGCTTTGACTACAGCCTCGTACAGGTCTTTCTCTTCCGTGATCCCTTCCAGAATCTTATCTGCTTTCACAGGACCAACCTTGAAGATACCTTTGATGTTGTCGGCTGCATCACCAGTCAGGATTTGTTTGTAGAAAGACTTCCTACCAGATGCTTCGTCTACAAAGGTCCAAGCGCCAGTGACAAAGTTGAAGTGCCAACAGGGTATCTGTAGCATGTCTTTGTCTACAGAAGCAACTACAGTCGTGTCTGGGTCATTCCTCGTAGCCTCAATAGCGATAGCATCATCTGCTTCTTGACCATTGATGATCCGACCACGATAGCTTTCCACTAGGTAACGTCTCGCATCAGGTAGCATGGCAGGCTTAGAGGAAGACTTTCGGTTTCCCTTGTATTCAGCAGTCACAGCAATGTCATGGCGGAAGTTGTTCTTTCCCGTCAGATAGGTTGTGTAGTCACTGCCACTAGAGAACACAAGGGTTTCACCGATAACGTAGTCCATCAGGTCGTCTACCTTAGCCTCTACTTCCCAAGGATACCCAAGGTCGCCTACAGAGAATGCAGCACGATAGGCAATGATGTCACCGTCCACCAAGAGGGTATTGATGATGTCAGGTTTGTTCATGTACCAGAGCCTTCCATGAGACAGGGTACAACTCACCCATTACTTTGTCGATCTGTTGTGCTACCAGACGTGTCTCGTACTGGGTGTCTTCCTTGAGACG